AGATCGGGTTTACGAAGCAAGTTAGCGGGATTGTAGGCGCAGGTATACGTGCGGCCTTCCACGTTGAATACGCTGCCTCGCCACTTCTCCACGCCATCATGACCAGTGAGCGTCTTAATTGCTCCAGCACCGAGTAGCAAGAAGTGCTGCGCATTAGGAAGCTGTGATAACTCCCATTCGAGTAGCGCCTGCCAATGTGCAAACTCATTCTTGCTGATGCCCTTGCCGTCTTCAAGCAGGAACCGCTTGCATACGGTAGTGATGTAACACTGCTGTCTACGAATGCCGAAGCGTTCGAGCGCCTTCCACAGATACTGCCCACTACCGCCGACAAGCGGAATCTTCAATTCGCACTCGCGCCTGCCGGGTGCCTCAGTAATGATGACGAGCTTACTATTCACGTCACCATCACCAAGGCATTGCCATTCCAGACCGAGCTGCGCACACCGCTCGCGCAGTGTGCGGTTAATCTCAGCCAGCGTCGCCATCAAGCCAGACCTTCACCAATGTTTCGACTTGAGCAAGGAGATGAGAGAGTGTGCTATCGTTCTGCACATGCACCTCACGGATGCCTGCGATGCGGATGTAGCGGCGCGAGTCGCCCTCGAAGGTGAAGCCAGGACGATGCAGCTTGACGATAAGAATGTCTTTCTTATCGAACACATCGAACAGAGCTTCGACTTCCTCTTCGAAACCGCAATCGCTGCATACGAATACGTCAGCGATGCTGCGCCGAATCGTAATCTTAGCGATCTCACCAAAGATGCGAGGACCGAATTGCGGCTTCATCCAGTCTTCGGAGAAGCTGATCTGTACTTGTCGGTAAGACTTACCACCGAACGCACGTTGCGGCACATCCTTATTCTTTTCAAAGGCAGCCTGCTCCGCTTCAGTCATGCCCCACGTAGCGCGCACTGCATCCTTGATAGGCTGCGACATGCGGAACCAGTGTGGGAAAGGGATAGACGGATTGCCGAGCTTCTTTGTGTAAAGCATCTTGGCGCACTCGTCCTTGCCGCTACGGGGAGGACCATTCAAGAGAATGAGCTTAGCCATTTACCACTCCTTCGGTTCTGCTTGCTTAATTGCGGTGGACAATCCTACGCGATCAGTGATGATTTGCACACTGTCGCGCGCACGAGTGACTGCGGTGTATAGATTACGCCTGTTCAGCATGCCGAACACGCTACGCCCAAGCACAACAATCACATTATCGAACTCACTGCCCTGTGCTTTGTGCGTAGTGATGACATAGCCCAGATCAATGTCTCGATGCGGGTAGTTGATGAATACTCTGCCTTCGAGATTGATCTGCTCTGCGTATGGCAGCGTAGCAATGCGATCGCCTAGGTCGATAATAATATCCTCGACGTCATTGATCTCTTGCACAATGCCCATCTCGCCATTGAACACGCCAAACGTGCCATCGCTGCATGCGATGTTGTAGAGATTGCGTGTGATGATCACCTTGTCACCAACACCGAGTACGATCTCTGGCGCACCTTTGCCAGTGCGTTCATTCTTCCAACGCAGCGGCTTGTATTTTGGCTGCTCGGCACGATCTGCCCACAGGAATGACTGCACCGCATTGTTCAATGCCTGCGTGCCAATCCATGAGCGATTGCTCGGAGTAATGATTTGGTTATTCATTGAAGCAATGTCGAACTTGCCGCAAGCTTGTAGTACCTGCGATACGATATCATCACTGGTGATGACGCGAAACTTCTCACGCGCCTGCACCATCATGCCAGCACGCACGCGATGTGCATTATACAACACATCACTACCGTCAGCCTGTCGATGCGATCTCGCAAGACGCACGCCGAACTTGTCAACAAGCTTGCCAAAAGCAGAGACAGGCTTGCCGTTAACGTATTCCGTCTTACCACTCTCTTCGATGGGCGGAAGCTGTTGATCGTCACCGAACACAAGCAGCCGTGCTCCTGTAGGCATAGCCTCAACAAGGCTGCGATGCAGGCTGCGGTTCATCATGGCGTATTCATCACCGATGATTACATCACAATCAAGCTTGTTGTGCGCATCACGTCGCGGCATAGTCACGCCGTACGGTCGGCCGGTCTTCGGATCAATGTCCGTAGGCGCGGTGAACTCCAGCAGCTTGTGCATAGTCTGCGCTGGAATGCCAGTCGCTTCACGAATGCGCTTCGCAGCTTTGCCAGTAGGCGCGGCGCACGCAACGCGGTAGCCAGCATCGCCTAGCGACTTGTAGACGAATTGAATAATCGTAGTCTTGCCGCTACCTGCTTCACCAGTCACGGCCACGCATCGGCGTGATTCATCCAAACATCTGTCCACAGCTTCGCGCTGTGTATCGTCAAGCATATCAAGCGTCATATCGCTCATGGTGTGATATCAACCTTCTGGCCTAGGCGTTGCAATCGTAATTGCTGTACGGTGTGTAGAGTAATCCACCGCATTAATGCACTCGCAGTCATGTTGTACTGAGCCGCTTCCTCTGCGAGCAGTATGTAATCATCCACTGTCATGCGCACAGATGCGATCTTGCCTGAATGCTCGAAGCCTTGCAGCCCGGCACGCTGGCCCTGGGGCGTTGGGTGCGGGATGACCATGTGAATCTTAGCAGCCACAGTTACCCCCTCGAAGTCGTATGACATTAGCGTGCAAAAAGAAAGGCAGACACCGCAATGCCTGCCTTTCTGCTGCGCATGTTTGATCTAGTCAAACCCCTGAGACATGCTTTGCGTTTCACAAAGCAGAGGCATGAGCAGCTACTTAGTCAACCGACACGGTATCAGCCGCACCAGCGCGCTTGCCGCGCTCAACCGTGAACGAGATGAAAGACGCGCCAGCATCTTCATTCGACAGGAGCTTGAAAAGCTCGGCCTTGTTGGTCGTGACCTTGGCGATGGACGCCTTGATCGCCTGCTTGTCAGCGCCTTCGCGCAGGATGGCGAACACGGTCAGCGGACCAGCCGGACGGCGAGGAGCGGAGGGATTCGCGGAGTCGGTCTTCGGAGCCTTAGCCATAATCATATCTTCCTTGTGTCAGCGGCATCGTTGCCGTGGTTGTGTTATGCACTAATAGAGCGGCAGCGTCAATATGAAATCGACGCTGCCATGAAGAAATTACGCAGGACGGACAGACGCCACCTTGGACGTAGTGCGGCCCTGGTACTGGTCATGCTTGAGCGTGACCAGAACATCCTGACCCTGGAGGTCAGCCACGTCGATGCTCGACGTACCGTCTCCACGGCGCTTGATGCGGACGCCATAGGCTTCCATCATCTGCTTGTTCAGGAACCACAGACGCTTCTCCGTGTGGATAGTGCGGTAGTCCTTGATCTGCGTGCCATCCGGGTCGCCGTCCGCATAGTCAGGCGGATACGCAGAGGCAGAGATAAGCAGCGAGATATGCGCCACAGGCTTGCCGCTCTGCGACTTCTTCACTTCCACACCCTGCACCGTCGCAGGATACTCACCTTCCGGCAGAGGCTCAGGAGCCTTCGCTTCGTTAACGTCACCCTCGAACTCAAAGACAGTAGCAAGTTCTTCACTCATGTTCGACTCTTCTCTCTAGAGGAAAGACGGTTGTACACTACTTCCGCGCTATACGCAACCGCTACATATAGCGCGTTTCAGCGCAGGGGCTACCACCCCTGGTGAATGGTTAGGCAGGAAGAGACAGCTTATCGAAGCCGTTGTCTTCCCACTGCTTATACAAATCAGCGAGCGTCGTACCGCTTGCTTTATCCTGATCGTATGAGAGCTTCATACGAGTCTGCCCGTCAGGCGTTGCGAACATGCGCGTACGCATTGGACGGAACTTACCGTGATTGCGCACGTATGCCCAGCGAGTCTTGCCATCATCTTCGATGCGCCAGATTTCACTGATGCGCGGAGGCACGGCTTCACTCGCACCGCCGCGCAGTGAGATGGTTACTTCTTCAATCTCACCCTTGTCGTTGTATTCTTCCTTGTCATGCGCAATGAAGATCAGATGCGCGCCGTTACTACGCGCTGCCATTTCAATCATCGTGCATAGCGCGATAATCGCGGCAGTACGTGTACCGTATGCCTTGAGCCCTGGCATTTCTAGCGACGCCTTGAAGTTGTTACCGCTGCTAGTCGGATGCTTGATTGCATACTCTAGCGCCATCTGCGAGAATGACGTGATGCTGTCAAGCACTACCGTCTCAATGCTCTGATCACTGATAAGCTGCACAAGATCACGCTCGAATGACGTGCCTTGTCTAAAGTCTTGCAGCTTATTCAACGGATACGTAGACAAGTCCACGACGAGGATATCCCCACGCTTGCGGATTGACGCGGTACCGTTCGGATCGAATAGCAGCCAGAGCTTCTTGCCAGGAGCAGTGCTTGCATACACGGTCTTACCGCATGCAGGCTTGCCCCATAGCAGCATGGTCATGCGCTCGCGCTTCTGCGAAAGAGGCACGACAGTAGCTTGTCCGAGAGTGATATCAGTCAACAGCTTCTTCTCCAAGCGGGGACCACTCTTCTGTCACCATGTCTTCCATGATCCACTTACGCTCATCAGCAGGTGATGTGCAATACGGAAGCATGGAGCATGTGCGGAAGAACCGATTGCATGAATGCGTATAGCGTGGCGCGCTAGACACGTCATGCACATATTGGTTGTGCAGTGAGACAGTATGATACACCCACTGCATCCATGTGTCAAGCATGTGCTGCGGTCGTTCGATCGGTTGGTATGCGATGCTATCCACAAGACTGCGTGCAAGTGGGATAGACATGCCGATCATCAGACCGCGCGATACCGGCACACCGCTGAATGCGGTAGCCGCTACGCAGTAGCCAGTCGGCTGGTGTGACATTTGAATAGCATTGCGCCATACATTATCCACCTTGCCAGTCTTGTTCTCATGCAGAATGAGCGCGCCGTCACGATCAACGTGCAGCCCGTCGATGCGTCCCGTAAGGCGAAACTCTACGAACGGATAGTCTGGCTCATCCATTGCGCCGGGCACGAAGATCGGGTCACCTTCTGTGTCTTCAACAGTGACGACCACATCGAATGGAATTTCGATGCCTACGTCACTCTTCGGATCACGCGCATCTCGCACCCACACAGGGTAGCGGTTGAAGTCCCAGCGTTCGCAGTAGTATGCGATGCTCGCTTCCATGGATGCGTATGTGCGCTTCTTGTCATCCGGGTCATCTGCCCAATTCGCGGTAGCCATCACTGCCCATGCAAGATTACGCGCATTGACATGATGCGGCGCAAAGTCATCTTCATTCCATGGACATTGCGCCATGATCTCATTCCACCGCAGCGTGCCGAACAGCCGTCCGCCATGGTAATGCATGAGCGCAGGCAGGTGTTGCACCCGTCCGAGAGATCGGAAGAGCACACGT